TACCGGCTACATCCAAGTTTCCAGTTATGTTCACATTACTTGAAAAGTTTATTGTTCCTGTGAAGTATCCGGTGTTTTGTATGTACCATGTACTATAACCAAAGAACGGTATATATTGGTCTGCGTATTTTACCATTCCTTCTCACCTATTTTTTTATATTTTCCTCCATCTCGAATTTTTAACATTTTTATATACCATAAAGGTAAAAAAGTCCAAAAAAATCAATTGACTTCCTAAAAGTTTGCTTACAGATTTACTATTGCTACTCCTTTGATTGCATTAGAAACGTTTGTGAATGTTATGTCCCCGCCTGCGGTGTATGCTGTTGCATCCTCCGGAGCGAGTGAACTTGCATCCACTGCGCTAATGTAATCAACTGAAGAATAGCCCGAGAAATCTGCTTTTGCCGAACCGTCCAATGTCACACTGAAATAAATCATTGATTTATTTCCCTGTGGGACGACTTTTATTACTGTTATTGTTGCTCCTGTCATTTATCTCACCTATGTTATTCCATAGAGTATTGAACAGAATCCTTCTGCTTGACAAACAAGTGCTTCGTAGGCCTTTATTGTGAATTTAACTGTATCGTTTCCGCTTGGCAATTCCATATATGTAAAATCCCTCAATACAGCCATGAATATCACGGACATGTCCAGGAAATACATATAGCCTGATTGGCAATACCTGTCAGTTATCACCGGTATACCGTCGAATGTCATTGTCGTGATTCCCCAATTCAATTCTATGGAATTGACATATCTCTGGTATGCATTGAGCAACCCTTTCAAATCATCACTAACAGAGTTAGTCGTGACAATCAGGTTAATTACTCCGCCGGAATCCCTGCACTGTGTTATTTCTGTTCTCATCGCCGGAATTGTAAGAGCTCCACCTTGGTCTGAAGCATTTGTTGTGATTAAACTCACTAAACCATCAAAATCGGTGGCGGTAGTGCTTGAATCACCGGAGAAGCAGAGGTTATCTTCTTCCCTTTTCAAACCAATTGTCCTCTTCATAACTTCCTCACTCATGATGTCAATATAGTTTCTGCTTGCGTCAATCATAGGATAGGATGCCCTACCGGTTGAGTAGCCGTATTTCATACTGATACTAAACCTGTCATAAGTGTCTGTCAAGTCGGCAAGTTCTGCGTCTTCAGCCAAAAATGTTGCGTTTGTCAAAGCTGTAATTGCATTGTAGTCGTAGGTCATTCCCCTTACGGCTCTACGTGGTAGTGCTGCAAGGAATGTTAATTCCCTTTTTGTTCTGTCCACTATTTCAGGGTCAACGTAAACAGGCACCATAGCAAATCCTGCTGTTCCTATTCCTCCTGTCTGTGTATATGTGTATTTATAAAAAGTTTCCAGAGCTTCGGAGAATTTCATACCTCCCTCTCTCATATCAACTTTGCTTAAAATACCACCATAATAGACCTTTGAAATGTTGTTTTGCTGTATGTCCTTGTTGAACGGGAAAACCTTTTCAAGCGCACCAGATTGTCTGGAATCAGCAAATGCTTGTATACCATAAGTATTGCCAACATCTGCATTGAAATCCTGTGGCGCTTCTTCCTGCATTGCTTTCCTGAAAGGTTTTGACTTTATTGCCTTTTCCAATGTTTTAGACAAGATTCTGACTTGTTTTTCCAACGACTTGATTTTTGCGGATTCTTCCAAATCCTCATTATCTTCGGCATCTTCATCTTTTTTTGTTGTCTTTATTTTCTCTGTTTTCTGTTTTGTTGGTTTTTCAGTATTCTTTGTTTTTTCTGCGTTTTCTGTTTCTTCATTATCTTCTTGTTCGGCATCTTCGTTGTTTTCTTCTTCTGCCATTCTATTTTCCTCAATATTTTTATTTTTACCCTCGCCCCTCATGTTCTTCATTGAGCCGAGCATTTCATCTATATAAGCATCATTTTTTACATCGCAATTAACACATTTCCCGATTATATCAAAGAAGGAATGTTTGTTTGCCGGTATGTCGCATACAGAAACTTCATACAAATCTATCTTTGTTACTTTCGTGTATTCAATCTTGTCATCATCTTTTGACTTTACTGGTTCTTGTTTAAGCACCCGGCCGCCAACGGAAAACGATTTAATTATACCGTCTTCAATCAATCCCCATACTTCATTTGCAAGGGTTGTCTTGTCAGAGATTTTTGCCTTAATCTTGAACGTGTTGCCTTCAACCCATGCGTTCAGTCCCTTGCCTATGGGTTCCCCGTGTTTCCACCTGATTACGGGATTTTCAAGCCAGCCCTGTATGGCATTTTCAAACGCAGACATGGTTATCAAATCGCTGTGTCTGTCTATTTCTTCCACTGATGCGGAACCAACAATCACACGATTTTCTGTATCAACTGATTTCATGGTCATGTTGTAGGCAAACTTTGGGATGTCTTTTTGCAGCATAGAAATAGATTTTTTCACCCATTCGCCGTTTTTACCTTTCTTGTATTTTTCTTTCACAGCAGCCCATGCTATCTGTGCTCTTTCCTCATCTGTGTAAGGCTTGTTTGTCCGGGGGTTCTTCTTGCCTTTGAGCTCCTCCATTACACTTTCAAAAATTTCCTTTGCGTGTTTTGGCAATCCTTGGATAGATTCTATTGGTATATTTACCACCTATTTAGGATTAGCTTTAACCTATCCAGCTCTATCTATAATTATGATTTCTGATTATTTAAACTTTTTTTTTATTTGTTTCCCCTTTATTTTTTCCCCATCTATGAATATCCCATCTTCTTCTTTTTCGTATTTTTTCATCCAACCACCGCTGCAAATGTGCATCTGCAATTCACATGCGCAGGAATCAGATTCTCATTTATGGCATCATCAATATAATATATTTTTCCGTTGTTGCTTAGGCATTTTTCGCATGTTCTTCCACCGGCAAATCCCGGAACCGCAATCCACTTGACCTGTTTGATTCCTTTTTCCTTCCATGATTCAAGCTGCCCCATGTTCGCTGCCCGTATTGTTTCTGTCCTCACTATGCGTTCTGCTTTTATCTCATCATCAAGCACTTCTTTCATCGCCTGCACGGTCTGGAATACTGTCATGTTGTTCTGGAATGCGTTTATAAGTATTTCCCTTATTTTTTTGATTTGTGATTTTGTGACATCTGTTATCAGCGGAAAATTATATTTCAGCAGGAATTTTATGACAGCAACAGAAACGGCTCCATAGTCCCATCCAATCCATTTTTTCATGTCATAATTTGTTGTCCTCGCAAAAGTGTCCCCCTCGCTAAACATTTTTTTAGCCGACTCGCTCGGAGGCTCTTCTGATGTGACAAAACCAAGCATATTCGGGTTGAACGGCATATTGCCCCATGCAACAGGGTCTTTGCCAAGTATCTCCTGCCTGACCTCGTTTATGGTGGTTACTCCCATTTTCAAATCGCCCCAATACAATTCCTTTACTTTTCTGTCTTTCTCCAGGTCCTTTGTTACTAATGAAACCTTTATGTCCTCACAACCAAGCTCCGGCAATATCTCATTGTTCCATATGTATTCATACAAAGTCACCAAAGGCATGATTGCATCGTTGTATTCCGTGTTTACAAGTGATTCTGTGCCTGCTTTTGGTGCAGAACCGCCAAGGCTAAGAATCGGTATGTTTATGTGAAAACTTGCAAGGGTCAGCTTCATGAACCATTGCTGCGAATTGATGAATTGCATGTCCCTGTTTGTGATAGTCAATGGCGTGAACTTGACATCCTTTGCTATGAACCCGAACCTGTTTGTCCTTCCTTTGAACTCTTTCTTGAAGTATTGCGCCAAGTCGTCCAATTCAGCATCGGAAGCATCCACAATTGTCAGCAGTCCGTCGGGTATTGCCCTTTCATTGAAAAAACCAAGATTATGCAATAGCTGCGCTTTTAGGGTCAGAGTCATGTCCTCTATTGACTGCATGGCGCTGAACCCAAAAAATCCTTTTGCCTGCGGGTTCAACATTGAATAGATTATTTCATCCGGGTCGAACATGATTGGCGTTTTTCTCGGGACCTTCCATGAGTACTGGTACCACATCCTGACAATACCGGTGTAATCAGCATCAGGCAGGAATGTTGAGCCGTCATGGCAGAAAATCTCCACCAGTTCCCTTTTGCCTCGCTCTTTCAACACAGGCATTTCCACTTTTACTTCCTTTATTTCCTTTACTTTTTTTATTTCCTTGTATGTGTAATATTCTTTTTTTTCAACAACTTGCGGCACCATTTTTTTGACATATACGCCATCATCTTTCACAAATTTTCCAAGGTAACTTTCATCTGAAAATACCTTGTTGATAACTCCGGCATCTATTGTAAGTATGTCCCTTGCCCATTTTTTCCTTATGTTTATTTCGGGCTCATTGTTGCTGTTCGGTCTGGCAATGAAATCCTTTGCTTTCTGCAGGTTCTCCTCCGAATACTCGTTTTTGTCTTTTGGTTGTGCCTCCAGCCTTAACCCGGAGAACTTTGCAATTATATTTGATATGCATAAATTAGGCCACGGTGTCTGGGACAACTCCCTTAACATCGCTATATCTACCCCACGAGGTTGCCCAAAGGGGGATGAATAAAACCAGTCAGGCACTTGCGCCCTCCTGCCGACATTAGAAATATCAAAAAAAGAAGGGTTAGGCTTAAAACTACCAATAGAATAAGTTTGCGGTGTTTTCTCGCCAAGCAGTCTGTCTGCTATCTTATCAGCAAATCTTTCGATAAATACCATTTAATCACTTCTGATTTCTTCCTTTGGTATCTGCCATTCTTTTTTGCATTGCGGTGTTGTTTTGCCTACTATATATGCTCCTCTTGCACCAGCCTCTGCGCAATGGCAAATAAACCTTTCGCCTTTTAGTATTATCTTTGTGATTGGCACCCTTAATTCTATTCCTGCTCTTTTATTAAGCTTTTTAGGCACCAAACCATCCTCTAATGTGTGCATAAATCCTTTTGCGCCGAGCTCGTTAGCTTGTCTTGTAAACTTGCTTTTGCTGCAATATCCGCAATTTTTGCATAGGCTGTTCAGGTTCTTCTCATTTGCTTCAATAGGCACTATTGCTATTTGATGTTTGAAGTGTGGCCGTATATTTGCAGGAAATACCGCGTCAATCAATTTGACTTCTTTTTTAAGGTCTTTACTGTATTTGACCTCTCCATTCTCGCTTAATTCCGCCATAGATTTTACCTCCATCTGTTTTTTTTCGGATACATCTTCAGTTCCTGGTCAATATTCAATTCGTGTAATTCTTCTTTTGTATACAAAGGAACTAATGGGCTTTTTTGTTTTTTGACACGCTCCGGGAAGAATGTGTTTCTTTTGCTTTTTGCATTTTCTTCCATGCTCAAAACCCCTTAATCTTAGTGGTGATGATGTACCCAACATTATAATATAATTATGATTTCTGATTATTTAATATTTTTTCAAGCTTTTCCATATTTTTGCT